AGCACCACCTCCAAGTCCTCATACTCATCATGCTCGTCCATACTAGTAACGATAGCAATGTCATGCTCGAACTCAACACTATACATCTGACTGCTCCGCTACAAGAATGTTGACGTGTGCTACGTTACCCTCAACACGGGTGATGACATACTCTAGCCCCGCCTTAGTGAGTAACAACCTTAGTTGACCTACAGGTATCATAGCTTATCCTCTCCATTAAGTTGATTGATACGCATCTGACAATAGCGTTGGACTTTCTCTAAGTCAATGATCTCGCTTTGCACCTGCGTCTTACCCTCGTACATCTTGTAGCCTGCACGGCTGGCATACTTAACAATGTTGCCACGCCAGAACTCAAAGCTATTACGCATGATATATGTGATAGGCTCAATAGCCCACCGTGCGTAGTGCTTAGGTTCATTCACGATGTCTGCCCCATGCTCTGACAATACACTCTCCTTAAAGTCTTCACGTTCTTTTATTAGTCGATTCCATTCACTCTTTATCATTGCTCTTCACTCCATTCTTTGCGTCACGTTCTTGAGCAGCCTTGCGCTCCTCTGGTGTCATTGGTCTAACGTCTGTGAAGTCTGCCTCTAAGGGCCACTCATTATCAGTCATCATCATCCTCCGTCAGCGCATCCCAAGATACAGGAAATAGTTCGATCATCAGGTGGTCAATCTGCCGTGCTACCACTCGTGTCTCTGCTTGTGTGTCAGTCTTACAGCGTAGGTTACACATGTCAGCAAAGGCATCCAGGCTACCGCTCCAGTACCACTCAGTCATAGTGCTTTGAGGTAGCATCATACGTGCTTGCTCCGGTGCTACACCATCTTCCAGCATATCCTTATACACCCGTAAGGCTGTGTGATTTACAAACTCAGGATCAGCATCAGTGTGGACAGCACCTTCACTGCCTTGCTTCTTATCAGCACTACGTCCACGCCACACTGAAGGCTCATAGAACTCAGGCTCACTATCCACATACCTACGGCTGATCTCATTCCAACGTAGGAACTTATGCTTCACGAGTTGTCGAGCCACAAAGATCGGAGCCTTAACGTGGAAGCTAGCAAAGCAGTGACCAAATGGACTGATGTGTTTGTGCTTAGCTAAGTAGCGGATCAGCTTATCGTCTTTAGCTTTGAGTACTGGTGGCCCCCAAGGGTCATCCTCCATCTCGCTTTTCTTTCCAAAGGATACACGAGCTGCATTGGCTACAGTTAAGTCACTACCCATATGTTCAATGTATGTTGCTCTAATCATATACCATCTCCTTAAGTCTAATTATATCTTCCTGTACACCATACTTGATGTCATCGTCAAGTAGTAAAGCCTTGGTGGGTAACCCTGTCCAAAGCTCTACCTCTCGTTTGTATTGCAAGGTCTTGTGTACTGCGTCCCTGTCTAACGCTACGATCACCTTATTGAATTCTCCTAGCTGTTGCATAATTGTCACACCTATAGATGTACCAAGGATAGCAAACCCTACTGCGCTGGGCATGAAGTGTGCCACCTTTATAGCACTGATGACATCCTCAACTACCACAGCCACGTCAGCCTTGGAGTTGTTACGCTTAGTGAAGTAGTCAGCCTTGCCACTGTAGCGATACCACTTAGGTATAGCACCATCAAGCGCACGGCCTACAGCATCAATGAGTTTACCCTTGTAGTGTATAGGAAACACAGCCCGTCTATCCTTTACATCGTACATCAAACCCTCATGTTGTAGGTCATACCTATCAATAAAAGCCTGTAACAAAACGTGATCTGAGGTAGGCTGCACTACATATTCTGGATAAACTAGTGCTTCTATCTCTTTGTTCTTAATAGGTTCTACCTTACTCATGCGTAACTTAATCTCTGCTGCTGTCATGTTAGTACTGTATGCACCACGCAAACCACAGCTTAACTTGAAGCAGTTGTACACGTAGTCACCGCCATCCTTGAAGCACGAGAAGGTGTTACGTGAGCGGCACGATGGGCAGTCCATACGAACTGAGTCACCGTCACCTATGTCTAGTCCATCTAGGTAATCACGTATGTTCATTCGTTACCCTTCCTCTTAGATAGTGCAGCTGATGCACCACTGAACGTATTGACTAGGTAAGGCTTAACGCTGTTAGGGTTCTGGTGTCCACTCACCTGCATGATACCTACAAGATCCACCCCAGCCTCAGCCATCTCAGTGATAGCAGTACGGCGTAGGTCTCTAGCTTGTAGCTTAGGGTCAAGGCCAGCCTTAGCTTTGATGTTGTTGACCTGTGTGTGTATCTCAATGGCAGTGTAAGGGCTGTACCCACTATGGTTAGGCTTGACACGTGGGGCTACATAATCCTGGAAGCCAAAGTCTACACGCTGTGCCTCAAGCATAGCTAACAGTTCATCTGGTACGGGAAGGTGTACCTCTGCGCCACGCTTAGACTGTGTGATGTCAACACGCTGCGACTCAAAGTCAATGTCCTCCCACTTGAGTAGGCGCATGTCACCTATCCGTTGACCCCACTCGTATGCCATGTGCAGTATCAAGCCTATGCTACGCCAGCGCCACTCAGAGTATGCCGTAGTAAGGAAAGACTTAACGTCATCCTTGGACCACTTAACCCTGCGAGGCTTCTCTGTCTTACGCTGTAGCTGTGACACAGGGTTAGCCAGTATAGCTTCGTGACGTATAGCTGTGTTGAGTACAATGCTCAGGCATGTAGCCATGTAGTTAGCTGCAGATGGGCCATTGTTATCAGACCATCTATCGTAGGCATACGTTACATGCTTGAACCTGATGTCACTCAGCTTAATGTTACCTAACTCAGCGCCGTTCTGTACCTTGGTAGCACACACACGTTGCAGTGTACTGTCATACTTAGCTTGCACTGCACCAGATAGTTGAGCGAACTTAGAACTACGGGTGTACTGCGACACAGCATCACGTAGCTTAGTGTTAGGCTTAAGGTCTACCTTGTCGTGTCGCATTACAATCATCTCCTACCTCTCCAATCTATCCAGAGTTTAACACTATGACAATCTCCATAGATAAAGTCAAGTAGCCAAACTAAGTTTAACTTGTTATCCCTCATCCTTTGTAGGTTTCTTGCTGCGATTGTCTGGTAACTGTGGCCTCCCAGCAACACGTTCACTAGGATGCTCATCGCCAGTGCCACTCGACTCAGGTAGTTTACCAACCCAACCCGTGACATCATCATGCGGATCTTCCTCATTCATAATACTCCTGTCCCAACTCCAACTACTACAAGTGCAATTACTATCATAGCTGCACCTTTAAAAACGTGGAACATATAGATCTCCCTCTGCTTTGAGTGCGTCAATGTGGCGTAGCTCTTCACGGTGGAAGTCAGCCATCAAGTACTCACCCTCCCACTCATAGTCATCTACTGCCTTGGACACACGGTTATACTCCTCATTGATAGGTAGCAAGTGCTCTGCAAGGAATAGGTCTCGCTCTTCCTGGGTCATTAGCTGTCTCCTTCATAGTAGTACCAAGCTGTACTATCGTCAGGTAATACATATGGTTTGTAGTGGTTAGGATTACCGCCCTCATTTACAGGAGGACGAAAGTTAAACATATTCTTTAATGCATAAGACTTATCACGCAGGTCACTGAGTTGTGACATTCGTACATCCATCATCTCCATTGTGTCATCTATCATGCTGTCCATACAGTTGTAGACTTCAAGCAATATGAGTACTTCGTCACGGGTCAGTTCTGTTTTGATTGTCTTCTTGTTCATGTGCTTAGCTCCTGTTGTATGCGTACTAATACTTTAGCACGGTCAGCGTAAAACTGCATTAGCTCTGGGTCAGAGTAATCAATCTCACTCCAGCCTGTGCTTTCTATGTCTGATTCCAACAGATCCTTTAGCATCAGTATTTCATCGGGCCATAGCTCTAGTGTATGCATTACTTTGCCTCCTCTCTGGCCTCAAGGTATGACTTGTATAGAATATTACATAAGTTATCCCGCATACCTTCAGGGACTTCAACGTACTCCTCTACGATAGCCAATATCTTATCCTTTGTAGCCTTGTCAAGTTTCTTAGTCATTACGCCATCTCCTCTTCTACTATTACATTGGTGAACTTAATGTATACACCACCTTCACCGTCATCGTCAAGTAACTCTTCATAGTCTACGTCAGTGAACTTGAGCATCTGCCATAGGGCATCAAAGAATTCTTCTCGTGTCATTACGCAACCTCCTCTTCTATCTCATCCAAAGTTATCTCAGTGTCTAGTGTATGCTTATTACACATCTCATCAAACACAGAATCGGGACACTCTTTAAAGAGGTGTTCATAGATGTCCTCATCTTCTACATGGTCAGGCACTTCATACTCTGGATACCAAGTATCAGTGCGTGTAAGTACAAGTTTTATTGTCCTAGGCATTGTCTATCTCCTATACACCGTGCCAGCTTTATTACTAAAAGTATCACTAGCTACCCAGCGAAGTGACGTACACGGCGTGAGCCTAGCTTGTTGAGTGTCTTCTCAAGGTACACGCTGCGCTTGCCAAGGTGCAAGGCTGTCATGCAAGAGCCACGCTGTACACCGTAGCGCTTCTTAGACTGACGCTTACGGGTCAGACCTTTGAAGCCTACAAGGTTGAAGCGGAAGCCACGAGTGCCATCATTGAGCGGTTTGGTTGCGATACATACGAACATATTATTTAGTCTCCAGTTGGTTGCGAATCTCTGATAGTAAGGATATTAGTTCTTTGTTGTTCTTCATCTTGGTGTCAGGTAAGATCTTCTCACACATACTTAAGATCTTCAAGTTAAGTGCATTAGTCATAGCATTATAATCCTAGCTTTTGCAATAGGGCATCATCTTCTTGCGTAAAGGTATCAGTATCTACCTTGGTGTAGTTACTATCCCAGTACTGTTCTTTATACAAGGGGTCAGCCCATGTCAAGGTCAACCCATAGGTAGCCTCACTTATGTAGCTATCGCCTAGCTCGAATGAACCATAGGTCATGTCTGTCTTAACAGCAATGAACCAACGTGCATACTTGTTAGACTTCTCTTTATCAGGGCGCTGGTATGTCTTGAGTAAGCGCATCTCTGTCTCACCGAAGGGGCCATGCCCTTTGAATACAGCGTAGGGTTTATCTTGTGGGCGGGACTTACCTAGTAGGTTCTTAGTTGTCATTGTCTTTACCTCCATCAATTACAATTAGCTTGGCCTTGGGTCGTTTGGTAGGCCGTAGTATGTCTAACCTATAAGCATAGAATGTCTCATAGTCAACCTCATCAAGTCTTAGTATCGGACGATCCGAGACTAGATCGAACCAAGCCATAGGGTATGTGCTCTCAAGTATACCCAGCATGAGCTTGCCACTATACTCAGAGGTGGTGGCAGTAATCAAGTGCCACTCACCGTTCACATTCTCGCATAGATAACGAGTGTCTGCATCTACTTCTGTCATCATAGTAAAGCCCTCATAGTTGTACCTTCATCAGAGTTAGTTGATAGCACAGCTATTTGTGCATTGTCAATAGTCTCTTCAGTGTGCTTATTTACGAAGCTACTATACTTGTATGGGTTGTAGGTTACATCTGTGTACAACTCAGGTGAATATGACATGTCTTCATATCCCATAAGCTCACCCCTAACGAAAGCATGTACGTTCTTCTTACGTTCACGCAGTACCCGTAAACGCCCAGCCTTACGCACTACGAACTTAGGATTGTATACAGTGACATCATTGGTGTGCTTAACTACACGTCCTGTGTAACAGTCACGCACACTGAATAGTTTTTTGTGTAGGTTAAAATATACTTCTACTCTCATTCGTTTATCTCCTGTTTCACTAACTCTTCAACATAATCATAGTGCACATTGAATACGTCTTGCGCTTCATCAGAGTATGACACATCACCATTAGGTTGTGTAACGTATGGATAACCATCAAAGGTGCACTCCACAACGTAATCTGCTAGGTGCGCTGCTAGACTTAGCACTTGTTCATGTGTCATCTGTTACTCTCCTTCTTTAGGTTGGGCATCTGATATAGCTGACATCCATGCAGTTATTAGTGGCATGTAATGAGCTTCAGTGTTAACGAACACAAAGCCAGATGTCAAGCCACCCATTCTCCACTTACCCTGCCAGCCTAGCTTGTTGAGTAACAGCTGCGCTGCATGTGTGTGGTTGCCTTCTACGTTCAAGCTGTGATCCCACCCAACAGTATAGGTGGAACCTTTATGACCGCTGGATGTCATAGCTTTGATGCGTGAACCCAGCGTGTTTGTTGCAGGTAGATATTTTGTGATGATAGTTTGCATAGTTATTCTCCCATAATTACTGCTGCTACATGATACTTAGAGACAGCATCACCAGTTGGCAAGGACTTATTTATGCCGCCCTTCTCAGCTACATAGTTGCACCATGTATTCCACCAATACTCAGCACCCTTGCGGCGGCATAGCTTGACGTAGTTGCGGATCTTGCTACGGCGTAGCTCAGGCTTGACCTTCTTGTTCAAGAGCAGGGCAGTCTCAGGCAAGCCAAGCATACGGATGTTATGACGATCAAGGCAAGCCACCTCAAAGCCACACATCTGTGCAATGAAGCCAGCCTTCACCATGCCTATAGAGGGTATAGACACAAAGAGATCCACTGCCTCTTGCGCACCATCTATAGTGTCCTTGCCATGTAGCTCAGCTATGGCGTTGATCTCTGCATGTAAGCGCTGGGCGTTAGCCTTAGCGTACTCTATGCCCAGCGCCTTAGTGGATGACACCCACTTAGACTGTACACCCTCAGCCTTGATGGACACACGCTGTTGTATGACACGGGAGATAGGCATGTTGATGGTGCATAAAGTGAATTCAACTATGTCATACAACCCATCAGGTGTAGACATGGCGTGTTGTGTGATTAATGTGCAGTCACGTTGATACATTGTGAAGTCTCCTATAAGTTTTAGTCACGGACGATCCGAGAGTAGGGTTTCAGCATTTATGTTAGCCTTGATGATAGCATCCATATCTTCAATAGCTTTGTCAATCTCATTTCTTTTGTACTTAACGCCACTAATCTCACCAGCCTTAGCCATCAGCTTAGTCTTTGTAATGTTACGGGCAGGCTTAAGCCCTATGCGTACCATCTTAAGCGCTGCCTTAACGAAGATCGCTTGTACTTCAGGGCGTCCAGGGTTTTCAATAACGTATGACATGTGCTTACCTCTCTACTATACGGGATGACTTGAAGTCATTATCTATATGAACAAACTTAACTGTACCATCTATGCCATCATCATCATAGACATGCTCTTCGAACAAACGAAACGACTCAGCTGCATCCTCTGTGCCTACCTCATCCACATAGGTAGTATGCTCACCATCGTTATATACGAGTACGATAACTTGTATTAACATGTGTTATTCCTTTCTAGGTTTAGTCTCGGACGATCCGAGGGTAGAAACTGAAACGCTATCAATCTCTTGCGTATATATAGAAGACCCCATAGCAGAACGATTGTCAACACCCCATTTTGAGGTGCTGAACCATTGCGATGCGTGATGCCATAGATACTTGTCAGGCCTAAGCCTCGTGCGCTTGCGCTTAGACATGTATCTCACAGCAAGCCCTGCCCTACCGCATAGCCAAAGAAATAGCCTAAGCCTATCAGGCATAGCACGTTGAGCGTCATTGTTATTTTAAAGATTAGATTATATCGTTGTTCTCTTTTGCGTGTCATTACGTTGTTCCTTTGTGGTTTAGTCTCGGACAGTCCGAGGGTAGAAACTGAAAAGCAAAGAGGCTTCCCGAAGGAAGCCCCTGCCCTGCCCCGCTTAGGCTGAGGCCTTGGCTGCGGCGTTGAAGGCCTTGCGGAATGCGGCGACGGTGATGCCAGCTTCACTCAGCTGCTGCATAACCGCTTGAGCCATTGCCTCAGGTGTCACTTGCTCAGGCTGTGCCTCTGCAGGCTTGGCCTTGCCTTTGGATGTGTTACCTGCAGCGCTTGCCTTCTTGACCCGTTTCCGAACCGCTGAAGCGCCGAGTGAATTAAGTTCACCGTTTTTGTTTAGCTTCGCTACCTTGTCCCAGTTAGAGGCAACGAACATGGCGTCATTACGATCTTGCATAGACCGCTTACCTAAAGGTGTAGCTTTGATAGCAGCACCGTATTGCTTATCGCTTTTGTATACGCTGCGGAGTGTGAGCAGCCATTCGCCAATGTCACGGGTTTGCAAGAGCACAAGCTCAGCTGTGTCATCACGCTTGTCGAACATGTGAGCTACATGGTCACAGGCTTGGCTGAATGTGTGGGTCTGACCGTCGAATGTGACCGTTGCGTCGATGTGTGATTTTGCGATTGCGTTTGTCATTTGGGTATTCCTTTCGGGTTGTGGCATGATTGCCGGTTGATGCATTCAAATTGACCGATAACGCCGAGACTGTCAAACGCTTTTTTTACCCCTTTAGGGGTAGATCTTAGTATCGGACTGTCCGAGGGTAGGAATTAGGGCAAAACGAATCACTTTGACCGAGTGGAACGAATTAGCAACATTGCCTCGTGTGATGCGCCTGAGTGCCTGCATGATGTGCCTGCCTGGGTGTGATGCGTGAGTAGGTGTGCATCAGGCGTGATGGGGTGGGGGTGTGCTTGTGTGCAAGTGCTACAGGGGGGTGTGGGTATTACATGCATGAATGCCTGCATTGTGCACGTGTGCGTGTAAGTCCGTGTAAACATGGGAAAAAGCGCTGCGTGACATACTCAATAACTATAAAAAGCATTACATTCCAACGACATAGCCTTGCATGATGCACGCAAACGCACCTACCCCCGCCTGAGTAGGGGGGCGCATGGGCCACCCCCCACCTATACGATATACGTATATGTACTCTGCAACACACGGGGATTTTGAAACGCCCTATATGTACACCTACACGCACAACCTCTGTCGTATACCTCTCTAAAGAAAGACGTTACATTGTAACACTAGTATAGTGTGTGCTTATTGCAACACTTCTAAACTATCTTACCTCGACTACAGATTTATGGGCTTGACAAGTACCCCCTTTTTATGTACAACTGTGGGGGTAAGGGGGCTTAGTTAAACTATAAAGTAATAAAACTTAGATATAGTATAACTATAATAGTTTGAACTTAAGAAAATAGCTTGACACAATAGTTAAACTATACTATCATTACTTAATAAGTAGTTTAAACTTAGATATAGTTAGAACTACATAGTTATACTATAACACATATAACTATTAACACTTGTATCGTAATAAAGTACTTGACACCCATGCAAAAAAGAGTAAAACTATATGCATCAGAAGATGTATTAACTGAGTTCTATTTAGCTTTAGCTGATAATGACTCCCGTAGATTACGTCAAGTACACATTCCTAAGTCTGACGTATTCTATGTCCGTACTGCTATTCATAACGATACAGGTGTGTGGTACACACTTGACCACGTAGAACGAGCGATGTACTTAGAGGGTCACTTAAGTCGGAATGAAGTGTTAGATCCAGATAGAGAGCGAGAGTATTGCCGTGGCTAAGACAGTATTAGACGATTGGAAGGTACTACCCAGGCTTATGATGCTTGCGGTTACTGTATTGACTTACCAAGCAGTGCATTGGTTTATGTCACTGCCAGATCCAAGTGTAGCACAGTCAGGACTTGTATCAGTCTGTATGGGTGCTTTAACTGGTTGCTTTGGCATCTGGATGGGCAAAGAGTCTAAGACTACTGTAACCCCTACACGTGTAGTACACGAGGAGAGTTATAACAAATGATAGGTCAGATCATAGGTGCAGTAGGTGGCTTAGCTTCGTCTTACTTAGATGGTAAGGTAGCAGTACAGAAGGCTAACGCAGAGATCCGTGTAAAGCAAGCCACAGGTGAGCTTGACTGGGACATAGCTGCAATGAACAGCACTCAGAATAGCTGGAAGGATGAGTGGATTACTTTACTGTTTAGTATCCCTCTTATCTTAGCTTTCTGTGGTGAGTGGGGTAACCAGATAGTACAAGCTGGGTTTACTGCTCTTGAGTCTATGCCTACGTGGTATCAGTACTCACTTGGTGGTATCGTTAGTGCTAGCATTGGTATGAGATCCGTATCTAAATTCTTTACAGGTAGAAAGTAACATGGCATATAAACTATCAAGTCGTAGCTTAGCTAAGATGGATGGCGTAGATGATAGTCTCGTGTCTGTAGTTAAACGAGCTATTGAACTAACCAAGGTAGACTTTGGGGTTATCTATGGTCTACGTACAGTAGAAGAGCAAGAGAAGCTTGTAGCTGCAGGTAAGTCTCAGACTATGAAGTCTAAGCACCTAGAGGGCCGTGCAGTAGACCTTATGGCTTACGTGGATGGCAAGGGTTGCTGGGAGTTGAATGTATACGATGACCTCTGTGATGCAATGAAAGAGGCAGCTAAGGAACTTGGTGTAGCTATCAAGTGGGGTGCAGCTTGGTCAGAGGGTGACATCCGTACTTATGAAGGTACGGCTGAGGATGCTATGATGGCATACGTAGATTTACGCCGTAGTCAAGGGCGCAGACCCTTTATTGATGGCCCTCATTTTGAGTTGATGTAGATATGGCGACAACTAAAGACGTAGAGCGTTTACCTAGTGGTAAGTTGAAGTACCGGGGTGAGACATACCCTGGGTACAACAAACCTAAGAAGACTCCAGGTGGGTCTAAGAAGAGTGCTGTCTTGGCTAAGAAGGGTGACCAAGTAAAGGTTGTACGGTTCGGTGACCCTAACATGTCTATCAAGAAGGACAACCCAGAGCGCCGTAAGAACTTCAGAGCTAGACACAGTTGTGATACAGCTACAGATAAGTTCACTGCACGTTACTGGTCATGTAAGGCTTGGTAGGGTGTGGTTAGCTATAGTAATGGTTTGTAATAACCCTAGTGTATCTTCGTGTGAGGTGTTCGTTAACACCCAGCGCATGTACAACTACGAAAGTAAGTGCAGAGAAGAAGTTGCTGAGGTGTCTAACTATTACATTAGGATGGGTTCTTACACTAAAGGCTCATGCGTTAAGATGGGAGAGGAAGCCTAATGGCTAAGTCTAAGTCAACAGTTAATGCTGCAGGTAACTACACTAAGCCTACTATGCGTAAGAACCTCGTAGCTAAAGTAAAAGCTGGTAGTAAGGGCGGTAAGCCTGGACAGTGGTCAGCACGTAAGGCTCAGATGGTAGCTAAGCAGTACAAAGCTAAGGGTGGAGGCTATAAGTCGTAATGAAAGCACCACAGAAATCACTTAAGAAGTGGGGCGATGAGAAGTGGGGTACTAAGTCAGGTAAGCCCTCTACTCAAGGTAAGAAAGCTACAGGTGAGCGTTACCTCCCTAAGAAAGCTAGAGATGCCTTAACCCCTGCTGAGTATAAAGCTACAAGTGCTGCCAAGCGTAAAGGTACTAAGGCAGGTAAACAATTTGTAGCTCAGCCAAAGAAGATAGCTAAGAAGACAGCCAAGTACAGAAAGTGATACTATGATGATGGGTATGAGTTTAATGCTAGGGGAGCCACCAGAGGTAGACCCTAAGAACCGTGACCGTGCAGAGACCTACTGGATGTATGGTTCTTCTGCAGAGGAACTAGGTAAAGCTTGGGATAAAACTACAAAGATGGCTAAGCTAAAGACCTGTAGTAACTGTGATTACTTTGACAACCGTGCTCGTACTTTGAAGTCGTTAAACATTGAGTCAGGCTTAGGTGCGTGTACTAAATTTGAGTTTGTATGTAGCCAAGAGAAGTCCTGCCAAGGTTGGGACTGTAAAGATTCAATTATGATGGAAGAGGAATAATACTATGATGAACAAAGGCATGAAAGCACTTAAGAAAGAAGCACCTGAAGTAGCTAAGAAGATGGGCTACATGAAGGGTGGTATGACTAAGAAGATGGGTTACAACAAGGGTGGTATGTGTGGTGCATCTAATCCTGCAGAGCGTCCCGTTAAGAGTAGCAACTAATGAAGTATTATCACAAATACCAAGAAGCTCTTGAGGCTGCAGGTTATCGTGTAGATGAGCACGGCTACGTGTGGGACTCTATGGGTAATCAGTCAGCTGGTGAAGATAATTATGGTAACGTACAAAGTAAGGACGCTAACGTAAATGAGATCTGTCGTATAGCTGAAGCTTCTCCTGCCCCTAAAACTAAACCAGCTAAGAAGAAAGCTAAAAAGGTAGAGGCTAAAGATGAGGATCTGGAAGTGGTACGAGCACGTGATGAAAATGGACATTTCATTGCTGACAACCCCGATACTCCTGATGTAAATGAGGCTTGGGTAGTTAAGACAGTTAAGAAGGCTACTAAAAAGAAATGAGTTTATTCAACCAAGGTAAAGCCTCACGTATGCGTTCTGTGTATGGTCACAATAGTGGCACTACTACAGAGGTAGTATATACGTGTCCAGCTAACTGTGTAGCAGAGCTTACCTTTGTACATATAGTAAACGGTGGAGGTAGTACTAACTCTATAGACGTTGAGTGGTACGTAGCTGCAGATGACTACACTTCACACTTCTTATCTGGTAAGAGTCTAGGAGCAGGCGATAACACTACATTTATTAACATAGACTTAGTACTTCAGCCGGGTGACAAGATACAAGTAACCCCAGTAAGCGCTGGACATATTGACACCATTCTTACTGTAACAGAGACCTTTGTTCCTGTTGGTTAGCGGGTATTCCAACATAGCAGTTCTAATTAGCACCATAATGTAGTATAACTGTAGTTGCCAATAAAGGCATAACACAGGAGACTACACTAATGTACTTAACATACGACTACCCAAGCCAACTTAAAATCGCAGTAACTACCTCTATCAAACGTACCTTTAAAGCAGTAACTAAGTTCCTTGCCTCTATTGGTACTTCACTTGCAAAAGCACAGCAGATGAGAGCTGACTTCTGGTTACTTAACAATATGAGTGACCAACAACTAAAAGACATCGGTATTACCCGTGGTGAAATTAAACAACGGTTCTACGGTACAGATAGTCAAACATAAGAAAGTAGTGTAATGGCACGACAACTTACAGAGAATCAAGTTAAGTTCTTAGAGGTACTCTTCGATGAGGCTGGCGGTGACGTAGTGAAAGCTAAGAAACTTGCTGGCTACAGTGATAACACGCCTACAAGACTTATCATTGATTCTCTTAAGGATGAGATCTTTGATGGCACTAAGACGTACATGGCACGTATTGGTCCTAAGGCAGCTGTAGCTTTTGGTCAGGCTCTTGTAGATCCTACAGAGCTTGGCGTAAAAGAGAAGATGTCTGCAGCTAAAGAAGTACTTGATCGTGCAGGTATTGTAAAGACAGAGCGAGTAGAAGTGCAAGCCTCAGGTGGTTTGTTCATTTTACCACCTAAAGAGCAAGATGCAACGACTGACTAAGACGAAAGAACGTGAGAGCATAGGCTACTGGATGTTGCCTAAGCCTGACTTTAAAGTAAAAAGATGGGAGAGAATCCCACGATTATCGCCTCAAGTTCCGTTTGGTTACGAGATAGACCCAGATGATGAGGACTGGCTAAAACCTATAACTAAAGAATTAGAGCTTTTAGTACTTGCAAAGAAGCACCTAAAGCAGTATAGTTACAGGGAAGTCAGTGCTTGGCTATCAACACAGTCAGGCAGGTATATCTCACATATGGGGTTGAAAAAGCGTATAGATGTCGAACGAAAACGTAAGTCACTTGCTTCAATTAAACGCAAGCTTGCCCAGCGGCTCGAAAAAGCGCTCAGGCAGTACGAGATCCTCGAAAAAGAAAGGCTCGGCTACTACACCTACGAAGAAGAAGACGAGCAAGACAACAGTTCCAGCACAGGTTAAGCCTGCAGAGTTTGACCCAATAGCTGCACAAGAGGTAGTATTTCAGCCTAACCCAGGCCCACAGACACAATATCTAGCGTCTAGTGAGAGAGAAGTACTATATGGTGGGGCAGCTGGTGGAGGTAAGAGCTACGCCACGCTAGCAGATCCACTACGTGATTTGAACAACCCAGACTTTAGTGGCCTGCTTGTACGTCACACAACAGAAGAACTTAGGGAACTAATACAGAAAAGCCAAGACCTGTACCCTAAAGCAATACCCGGTATAAAGTGGTCAGAACGTAAATCTCAGTGGACCACTCCCAGAGGGGGACGTCTTTGGATGTCCTACCTCGACAAAGACACAGACGTTATGCGCTACCAAGGGCAGGCGTTTAACTACGTAGCATTCGATGAGCTTACTCAATGGCAATCACCTTACGGGTGGAACTACATGAGATCTCGATTACGTAGTAGTTCTAAGGAGTTAGGCCTCTACATGAGGGCTACAACCAACCCTGGTGGTCCCGGTCACTCTTGGGTTAAGAAGATGTTTATTGACCCTGCCCCGGCTAACACCCCTTTCTGGGCTACAGACATTGAGACAGGTGAAACTCTAACTTACCCTCAAGGTCACAGTAGATCTGGTGAGCCACTGTTTAAGCGTAGGTTTATACCTGCTAGTCTATTTGATAACCCTCACCTAGCTGAGAGTGGCGACTACGAAGCAATGCTTCTGTCGTTACCTGAGCACCAAAAGAAACAACTACTTGAGGGTAACTGGGACGTTAACGAAGGTGCAGCGTTTCCTGAGTTTAACAGGAATATACATGTTGTTGAACCTTTTGAGATACCCGACTCGTGGACTAAGTTCAGAGCGTGTGACTACGGTTACGGTTCATTCACTGGGGTTGTATGGTTAGCAGTAACCCCGTCAGAGCAACTCATAGTTTACAGGGAGCTATACTGCTCTAAGGTCACGGCTACAGACCTAGCTGATATGATCCTAGAAGCTGAAGCTAAAGATGGAACTATACGTTATGGAGTACTTGACTCCTCTCTGTGGCATAATCGTGGTGATACTGGTCCGTCACTAGCTGAGCAAATGAACATGAAGGGGTGTCGCTGGCGTCCCTCTGATAGATCAAAAGGCTCACGCATATCAGGAAAGAACGAATTACACCGCCGACTGCAGGTAGATGAATACACAGAAGATCCTAGACTAGTGTTCTTTTCTACTTGTACAAACGTAATAGCACAGCTACCGTCTATACCTTTGGACAAAAGAAATCCAGAAGATGTAGATACAAATGCAGAAGACCACTTGTATGATGCGTTACGTTATGGTATAATGACAAGACCACGTAGTTCTCTATGGGATTACAATCCAGCTAAAGATCAACGCTCTGGATTTCAAGCTTCAGACTCAACATTCGGGTATTAAAATATGGCAGACATAGAAGACGTAAACTTCGATACAGATGAAGTAGTAGCTGCAGAAGACGGTAGCGATAAACTATTTGAATCCGTTAACAGTGTAGTTAGCTTCGTTAAGGATCGCTTCGGACGTGCAGAGGATGCTCGACTTGTAGATGAAGAGCGTTGGCTACGTGCATACCGTAACTACCGTGGCTTGTATAGCTCAGACGTACAGTTCACAGACACAGAGAAATCACGTGTATTCGTTAAGGTAACTAAGACTAAAACACTTGCAGCCTACGGTCAGATCGTAGACGTACTGTTCGGTAACAACAAGTTCCCTCTTGCAGTAGATCCTACCGTACTACCAGACGGTGTAGCAGATGCGGTACACATTAACGTAGATCCTAACGCAGATAAGGCTGGTCAAGAGGGGAGGGCTGTCACAGAGAACGTAGCGGCCCCTACAGCGCTGTTAGGCGATGACGGTAAGCTACTACCCGGTGAAACGATCATTGATCTACAGGAGCGCTTAGCGGGTCTCAAGACTAAGTTGTCCCCTGTCAGCGATAAGATCATCGAAGGTGATGGTACTACTCCAACTACTGTGTCCTTCCACCCTGCGATGGTAGCAGCTAAGAAGATGGAAAAGAAGATCCACGATCAGCTTAATGAGAGTGGTGCATCTAAGCACCTACGCTCTATGGCTTTCGAGATGGCTCTACTTGGTACAGGCGTAATGAAAGGCCCATTCGCTGTAGATAAAGAGTACCCTAGCTGGAGTGAAGAGGGTGAGTACTCGCCTCTAGTTAAGACTGTACCTGAGTGTAACCACGTATCAGTGTGGAACTTCTACCCAGACCCAGAGTCTACATCAATGGATGACGCTGAGTATGTAGTAGAACGTCATAAGATGTCACGTAATCAACTGCGTTCCCTCAAGGGGCGTCCTTACTTCCGTGATGAGTCTATCGAAAACGCCATTGCTCAAAGCCCAGACTACGTGCGTAAGCACTGGGAAATGAAGATGGAAGACGATGACATCTCTGCTCAGTCTGAGCGCTGGGAGGTTATGGAGTTCTGGGGCTACGTTGACGTTGACATTCTTGAAGAGAACGGCGTAAAGCTCCCTAAAGAGCTACGTGATCTAAACGAAGTAAGCTGTAATATCTGGGTATGTAACGGTGAAGTACTACGTATGGTTCTTAACCCCTTCAAGCCTGCACGTATTCCTTACTACTCCACTCCTTACGAGCACAACCCGTACAGCTTCTTTGGTGTAGGTATCGCTGAGAATATGGACGATACACAGACATTAATGAATGGCTTTATGCGTATGGCTATTGACAATGCTGCACTTTCTGGTAACCTTATTATGGAAGTCGATGAGACTAACCTTGTACCAGGACAAGACATGAGTGTGTACCCTGGCAAGATCTTTAGACGCCAAGGAGGTGCTCCAGGTCAGGCTATATTCGGGACTAAGTTCCCTAACGTAGCACAGGAGAACATGCAACTCTTTGACAAGGCTCGTGTTCTTGCTGATGAGAGTACTGGCTTCCCTAGCTTCGCACACGGTCAGACGGGTGTTAGTGGCGTAGGTCGTACAGCTTCTGGTATCTCTATGCTTATGTCTGCAGCTAACGGTAGTATCCGTAGTGTAGTTAAGAACGTAGATGACTATCTGCTAGGCCCACTAGGCAAAGCTTTCTTCTCTTTTAACATGCAGTTTGACTACGATGAAACTATCAAGGGTGACTTGGAAGTTAAAGCGTCAGGTACTGAAAGCTTGATGTCTAACGAGGTACGCTCTCAACGTCTGATGCAGTTCTTGCAGGTAGCGTCTAATCCTAACCTTGCACCCTTCGCTAAGATGGATTACGTCATCCGTGAGATCGCTAAGTCTATGGACCTTGACCCAGACAAAGTAACTAACTCTATGCAAGATGCAGCTATCCAAGCTGAGCTATTCAAGAAGTTCCAAGAGCAGAACCCACAGCCCCCACAACCAGGCCCAGCGCCGGGTCCAGAAGGTCAAGCACCAGCGGGAGCTAACGTACAAGACACTACAGGTTCAGGTGGAGCGCAGATGGGTACAGGCACAGCGCCACAACCCGGTGAGCAAGGATTTAGTGGGAATGTAGCCTAATGAGTGGTATCACTAGACTGTTAGCTAAAGAGCTTAGCTCTGCGCTGGGCATTACGGATAACCCTAAGTTCAATCCTATGTTCAAGCAGACTGATGAGGTTATGACTGACGTAGCTGATCCTAGTGATCCTACTGTAGCTAGATTCTATAGTCCTCTTGAGAGTGCTCTTGATGAAGCGCCCATTGGTAAAGAAGGTACACGTGGTGAGAACGTAGAAGCGTTTGTACGTAAACGTGCCCCTAAGGTAAGTAAAGCTGAGATGGAGTTCCGTGGCTTAAAATTAGAGCCTGGTGAGTTATACACTGCTGAGAGCGCTAAGGAAAGCCTTGGTGCATTAGAAGTGAAGGCCATTAAACAAATCCCAACACGGTATCGTACTGGTCCTGCTAGCCAAAGGCAGACTCTTTTAGTTGATGAAGAGTTAGACTACACTGAGCTAGGTTTAGATGCATCTGAAGACCTAGGGTACACTACACATTTTGGTAGTTCTAATTTAGCTCATACTCGTTATAGTGTAAGAAAACCAGAAGCTCCTGAAGAAATGGGGAACTCTCTCTTCAGTAGTGATGCGATAGCTGTAGCTAAGAAACAAAATGATAAATCAAGAGAAATACTAGTTTATATGCCTATCAATGACTTCTTAAAGGCTGCTAAAAGTATAGCTGGAGAGCCTCTTGAAGCCTCACAGACAAAACTAAAAAACACTATGGGTTTACTAGAAAGCAATACTCCCTTTAGCTCTATACCTTCCTTGACCTTTAAGAACAAAGGTGATGGAACTGGTAAAGTTGTAGGACACGAAGGTAGACATAGAGCTATGGCTATTAACGCATTAGGGTTAAATGAGAGAGGTACATCACAGATACCCGTTATACTAAGAAGTGAGGCGGGTGAGGGTCCGTCTATTCGTTGGGGTCAACAGAGCAACCCAGATAGTTTTGATTATGTAGATAATCTTCCTACTAAATTAATATCAGAAGAAGGTAAGGGTACTATACCTATGCCTTCTCATGCTAGACCTGAAATCGTTAGAGGCAAAGATAAGCCATACATTCTAATTGAAGAACTACAGTCTGACCCTATACAGAACGTAGTTGAAGATCTAACTGCATTTAAAGCTGAAAAGAAAAAAGAGCTAGCTAAAACATTAGACTATGATTTTAAAGCTATTGAGTATCTAATTGAATCTGATGGCAGTGGCTTCCCTGATGTTCCTATCAATAAAGTTAAATCTTATATTAATGACGTAGTTATTCCTACAAGATTGAATAAAAAGCTCAGTAGAGATGAGCGTGTATCTATATTTAAAGAGGCAGCAAAAGAGCGTGGCGTTAACGAAGAGTTAGTTTTTGGTGACAAAGGCAGTATTCCTAACGTATCTTTTGAAATTTTATATGATGAAGTAGGCAGAGCAACAGATGAATTGGCTGAATTATCAGATAAGATGTACGAAAGAGTATTAATACATATAGATGAACTTCAAGCTACTACTAGTAAAGAAAAACTACCCGTTAATCGTATAACAGATAGTATTCGTATGTCACTACAAGCTATCATTACAGACGCTAAGTCTAAAGGTATTAATGAAATTGTCTTACCTCCTGTAGAGAAGCTTGCAGAGCAACGCTTTACTAGCAAGGAAGTATCTTCTAAGATAGCTAAGGGATCAGCCTTTTATAATACTTATGTAGCTTCGTACAATAAGGTACTTAAGCAATTAGTTTCTGAATTAGGTAATCAAATTAAGATAGGTAAAAAGCCTTTGAAGTACCGTATCCCCAGTGGAAAAGTCAGCGCACGTACAGCTAAGGGTAAGGTCTTAAATGTACCAGATAAATATGAAACAGTACAAGGTACGCTCCTAGATATTTCTAACTTGACTATAGACCCTAAAAACACTAAACTACGTTTCAACACAGGTGGGTTAGTACAGAGGCGAACTAAATGAATGGCGCACTAAAGAAGCTAGTCAACGATAAGCAACTATGGGACGCTTACGTAGAGTACATAGAAGATAAGATACACGCTGCACACAAGAGACTAGAACAAGAGAATCAACCTGATAACATGTACAGGGTTCAAGGCGAGATCGCCTCACTACGTAGACTTAAATATATGAGGGACGAAATCAATGGAAGCCAATGAAGCAAAACAAATGGAGATGCTACTTCAAGAGGGTGGTATCGCTGACGATGGTACTACTGTAGACCCTGTAAGTGGCAATGAAGTACCTCCCGGCTCAATGGCAGAAGAGGTACGTGATGATGTCCCTGCTCAGTTGAGTGAAGGCGAGTACGTTGTACCTGCAGATGTTACACGCTACTACGGTGTTAAGTTCTTTGAGGATCTACGTACTGAAGCTAAGCGTGGCCTGGGTCAGATGGAAGAAAATGGACGTATCGGTGGCGAACCAGTAAGTCAAACTATGGACAACCAAGCAGGCGGTGCTCTTACCCCAGAAGAGCTTGCAATGCTACAAGAGATGGGCATGGCTGTAGGCGGTATGGTCCCACCTCCTCAAGCGGTAGGTAATACAGGTGAGTACAACAAAGGTGGTCAAGTCTTGTATGCACAGGATGGTGTAGATGTTTCTGCTGCCAACGCTTCCTCGTCAAGCGTAAATCCTTACCAAGCTCAGTTCACACAAGGTATGGGTTCAGCCTTTGCTCCAGGTTACCTAAGCCAACAGATCATTGAGGATTACAGTGCATCACAGGCTCCACAGACTACTATAGTTATGCTCTACTCTCCAGACGGTATTGCGGTGTCTGTGACACTACCCGCAGAACAAGCTAAGTATGACCAGCTTATAGCTGAGGGCTACACTACTGAGCCTGTAGCTACAACTACAGAGACTGCAGTAAGTACTGGTAATGACGATCCACCACCACCTGAGACAGCTAAGCCAGTTGATTATACGGGTATGAGTGAGACAGAACTACAAAAAGCTTACTCACAGAACCAGACTGCAATGGCTTTGATGGCAGGTCTAGGTGTTATTAATCCTATATTTGGTGCGTTTGGAGCGTGGGCTACTAATAGTACTAAAAAGAAAATCGAAGCTGAAATGAAGCGACAAAACTTTACTGTACCTGAAGGCGGTGGTATATTTGACCTTTCCCTTGGTGGTATTGTTGATGGCATTAAAGACCTACTAGGACTAAGCGATGAAGAGACCGCAACGGTTGTAGCTACAGTAGGTAATGGAGCAACAAGTACGGCTGATAGCCTGTACTCTGAACCTACACCAGAGCAGGAAGCTGCGTTTTCTACTGCAAACGAACAAGCCGCTACGATAGCAGAGCAATATACTGACGATGGTGATAGTAGTCAATCTGCTATAGATAGACACAGAGAGATCTTTGATAAGGCTGTTGAGGGGGGTGCATCAGCAGGGGTTGCAGGTTCAGCTGCTGCTAAGGTAGTAACTTCAGGCTTATCTGATACAGAATTACAAGGTGGTAAAGAACTAGATATAGCCTATGGTATCTCAGGGCTAAATGCAGGTGGCTTCGTATCTAAACGATCCAAGAAGAAGAAAAAGAAGTAACTACTAGACTACCAACATAACTATAAGGCTACCCAGCTACGGCTGGCCCCAACATAAGAAAGACTAAACTATGTCAGCAGAAGCACAAACTATCCAAACGGACTCCGTATCACACAAGCGTAACTTATCCCGTGTAGAGCGGGATGAGGCAGAACTAAAAGAACTGCTCAAGCAAGCAGGGGTTACACGAGATGAACAAGAACAAGAAGAGCCCCCACAAGCGGAACCCGATAGCACACAGCCTAGCGAACCCCCAGTTCAGGCAGAGAGTACTACCGAACAAAAAGAAGAGCCAGAAGCCAAAGCACAAGAAGCTACTACTGAGCTAAGCTCTGAAGAAAAGACGTTCAAGCAACGCTACTCCGACATTAGACGCCACATGCAAGACAAAGAGCAAGAGTGGAAGATTAAGTTTGAGAAGCTAGAGCAACAACTAAATGCTGCAGCTAAAAACGAGTTGGTACTGCCTAAGTCTGACCAAGAGATCGAAGCTTGGGCTAAGAAGTACCCTGATGTAGCTGGTATTGTAGAAGCTATCGCAGACAAGAAATCACGTGAGCGCTCAAATGAGTTAGACAGTAGACTCAAAGAGATCGAAGGTATGCGTATCCAAGCTCAGCGACAACGTGCTGAAGCTGAACTACTAAGTCTACACCCAGACTTTGAAAATATCCGTAGTGATGACTCCTTCCACGATTGGGCAGAAGAACAGCCTAAGTGGGTACAAGATGCACTGTACGAGAACTCAGAAGATGCCAAGTCAGTAGCACGTGTTATTGATTTATACAAGAGTGACAATGGTATAAAGCCTTCTAAAGGTGCAAGCTCTGATAAGTCAGCTGCCTCTTCAGTGAGGACTAAACGAAACACTACGCCTAGCGAAGATAGCTCTGCAAACTACTTGAGTGAATCCAAGGTAGCCAAGATGTCTATTAAAGAGTACGAAAAGCGCTCAGAAGAGATCTTTGAAGCTCAACGTCAAGGTAAGTTTATTTACGATATGTCAAAGAAATAGATTGACATTACTTTAATTGTAAGTAAAACTATAGGCATGTACATTATCAGGCAACAACTGATAGTACATGCTTTTAACTAAGCACTAGCCACACGAAGAACTACCTCTAAGTATAGGCCCAGCGCTTGAAGGATGGCCCTCCTGATAGCAACGCTGACTACCCTAGAACAAAGAGCCTCTTTTAATGTGGATATGTAGTGTCTAAATCTCACGCCATATCTATAAAGGAGAATTATTATGGCTATTGGAACCGCTGGTGGTGGATTTGACGGGAACTTCTCCCCGATTATTTACTCCAAACAAGCACAGATCGCACTGCGCCGCTCTGCTGTTACTAACGCAATCACCAACAACTCTTACTTCGGTGAGATTGCAAACCAAGGCGACACTGTTCGCATTCAAAAAGAGCCAGACGTAACCGTCAACGCTCTGCAGCGTCACACAGGTATCTCAGTAGAGAAGCTTGATGACTCTGACTTCTCGCTCACCATTGACCAAGCTAACTACTTTGCTTTCAAAATGGATGACATTGAAGAGCAGTTTGCAAACGTAGACTTCACCTCTTTGGCCGCTGATCGTGCTGCCTATAAGATGGCTGATGCTATGGACACAGACGTACTTTCGTACCTCTCAGGTCACACAACTGCAGGTGCTTTCATCACTACTTCTGCTGGCGACAAGCAAACTGCTTTGACAGCTACTGGTGAATACATCACTGCAAACCACTTGGACGCAACTGACTTCGGTAACTTGACCATCTCTGGTTCAGCTACTGCAGGTGATTCCGTACCATTGGCTCCACGTTTGCCAGGTGCAACTGCCCTGTCAGCTACAACTGTTTCCCCATTGACCGTACTTGCACGTATGGCTCGTAAGATGGACCAAGCAAATGTAGAATCACGTGGTCGTTGGGTTGTCCTTGATCCAGTATTCATTGAGATGCTGAAAGATGAAGACTCACGTATGCTGAACGGCGACTTCGGTGGTGCTGGCCTGCAAAACGGTCTGGTATTGAACAACATTCACGGCTTCCGTGTTTATCAGTCCAATGCTCTTCCTGCTGCGGGTACAGGTGCTGGTACTTCGGGTACAACTGCACAGTCCACTAACTACGGTGTTATCGTAGCTGGTCAGGACGATGCTGTTGCTTCTGCTGAGCAGATCAACAAAGTTGAGAACTATCGTGACCCAGACAGCTTTGCTGACATTGTGCGTGGTATGCACCTCTATGGCCGCAAGATTCTGCGCCCAGAGGCACTCCTCACAGCACGTTACAACGCTGCCTAAATCACTTAGTCTGTCGGGCTGGTCTCTTACGAGGCTGGCCCTTCAGCATACTTAACGGTAGGATAACTCTATGGCTACTTACGTATCGCTAGTTAATGAATTACTAAGACGCATGAATGAAGTCACACTTGATACTGCAGGTGATGGCTTTGACACTGTGCGTAATGTTCAAGCTCTAGCTAAGGATGCAGTTAATAGTAGCATTAGACTTATTCTACAGAACGGTCAAGAGTGGCCCTTCCTTAAGACTACCTATACACAGACGTTAGCAGTTGGTACACGCCAGTATGCCTTCCCTGCTGACTACTCAAGTGTAGACTGGGACACGTTCTACATCAAGAAGCTGGAGTCAGAGCAGAACGGCCCTCGCCGCTTGAAGGCTATCTCTTACGAAGACTACATTCAGAACTATAGATCGTCTGACGATAGCGGTGATACAGTAAACGGTGAGTCTGCTCCCTCTGTAGTGTATCAGACTTATGGTGAATCTTTTGGTGTTACGCCTGTGCCTAACGCTGCATATGAAATAGAGTATGTCTACTGGTCTTTCCCTGCTGACCTCACTGTGTACAATGACGTAGCGGTTATACCGGATCGCTTCAAGCATGTACTCATTGATGGCGCTATGATGTTTATGATGCGCTTCCGTAGTAATGAACAGAGTGCTGCAATGCACCAGAATAACTTTGAGGATGGTATTAAGTCTATGCGCCGTGTCTTGATGGATGATGCCATTGAGATTAGATCTACTGTAGTGTCACGTGGTGGTACTTCTTCTTTTAGTGGCGGGTACTAATGGCTGATAATCTAGCCTCCTTTAAAGTATTCTGCCAAGGCGGTCTAAACACCAGTCGTGATGTGCTATCACAAGGTGAGACACAGCCGGGTTCAGCTATCTCGTTGATTAACTACGAGCCTGCTGTTACTGGTGGCTATCGTAAGATGAGTGGCTATAGCAATGACTATAATACTGTACCAGGCTTCGGTAATGTTTTAGGCGTCTGTGTAGCTAATGGTGTGAATGATGGTATCCTTGCCGCACGGTATGATACAGGAAGCACTGACTATCTGTACTACTGGAATACTTCTACATCTGCTTGGGTAACTATTACTACACCAGCCACTGTTGATGTTTCCACTTATCCCAAGGTACGCTTCTCTCGTTACAACTGGGGTACATCTAAGGTAGTTATTACTGATGGTGTGAATCCTGCTGCAACATATGACGGTTCAACTTACACGCAGATTACTAATACCAATGCGCCCAGCGCACCTAAAGTATCTCATATATTTAAGAACCATCTATTCTTAGCGGGTGATGCTACGGAGTCCACTAGCTTGTGGTTTTCAGCGCCCTACAGCGAGACTGACTTTGATCCTGCAGACGGTGCTGGTGTTATCAACGTAGGCTTTCCTATTGTCGCAATAAAGTCCTTTCGTGATGCACTCTACATCTTTGGATCAAACAATGTTCGTAAGCTTGTAGGTAACAACATAGCCGACTTTGTACTTGAGGAAGTTACAGATGACTTGGGCTGTGTAGCTACAGATAGTATTATTGAAATTGGTGGTGATCTACTATTCTTATCTCAAGACGGTTTGCGTCCCATTTCAGGTACTGATAAAATCGGTGACGTTAATCTTGAAACAGTCTCTAAAGATATTCAGTCTATCTTTACTGATGTTGTGTTTGATGTAGACCTAGAGAAGCTAGACGCTGTAGTTATCAGACAGAAGACACAGTTTCGTTTCTTCCTTGGTGCAGCTGATGGACAGGGTATCATTGGTGGCTTTAGACAGACACCTAACGGCTTGCAGTTTGAGTATGGTCAGATGCTAGGCGTATTTACTACCTGTGCTACCAGTGGTTACATTGGTCAGAATGAGTTTGTAATACATGGTGATAGCAACGGTAAAGTACACCGCCAAGAGCAAGGCAATAGCTTTGATGGTGAAGACATATTTAGTGTATTTCAGACGCCTTTCTTTCACATGCAAGACCCTGAGCAACGCAAGGTGTTCTACACTGTAGCTACTTACTTACGCTCTGAGGGTGACAATGAACTTATCATGTCTGCTCTTTACGACTACGAAGACGTAGACACTTTGCGTCCTACAAACTTCACCTTAACAACACAGGGCGCAGCTGCATACTATAACGAAGCCTTGTATAACAGCACAGCAATCTTTGACGGTAACCCTGCCCCTGTACGGCGCACTAACATTTCAGGTTCAGGTATGTCAGCATCATTTAAATACGTAACCAATGACACTAACGCCTCTCACAGTATACAAGGCATCGTGGTGACATTCGGAGTAGGAGACAGGTTATAACATGGCAGGTTACACTAGACAGTCAGTAGCAGACATTATCGCTAATGCGGTTATCAAAGCTGCACCAGTAAACGCTGAGTTTAACGCTATTCGTGATGCTTTTAATAACAGCACGGGTCACAAGCATGACGGTACATCTTCTGAGGGTACATATGTTCCGCTCATTGCAGACCTTGATGCTAATAACAAAGTAGTCGTAGACACAGCCAACAATCGTGTTAGTTTTTACTCAGAGGTAGGTGGTTCTGCAGTAGAGCAAGTACGCATTCAAGACGGTGCTATTGTTCCTGTAACGGACAACGACATTGACCTTGGCTCTCCTTCTTTAAAGTTTAAAAACTTATACGTTAATGGTATTGGTGTGCTTAATTCTGTCACTATCCTTGGTGGTACTATTGATGGTACAGTCATTGGTGGGACTACTCCTGCCGCTGGTGACTTCACTAGTGTAGGTCTTACAGGTAACCTGACTGTAGCTGGTACTTCCGATCTTGTTGGCACTACTACCATTACGTCTGCTGACATCAACTCTGGTGCGATGGACAACACGGTTATTGGCAATACTACACCTGTTGCAATCACAGGTACTACTATTACAGGTACGTCCCTTGTTGGCCCCCTCACAGGAAATGTTACTGGAGATGTCACTGGTGACGTAACAGGCGATGTTACAGGAGACCTTACAGGTAATGTAACAGGGAATGTAACGGGTAACTTAAATGGTATTATTGGTGCTACTACCCCTGCTGCTGGTAGCTTTACAACTGTATCGACATCTGGACAAGCAACCTTGGCGACTGTTGATATTAACGGCGGTAGCATTGACGGTACTATTATTGGAGCAACAACTGCTGCAGCTATAACTGGTACTACCATCACAGGTACAAGTCTTGTAGGGCCGCTTACAGGAAATGTAACAGGTAACGTAACGGGTAATGTTACAGGAGATGTAACTGGTGATCTCACAGGTAACGTCACTGCATCATCTGGCTCTTCTACCTTTAACAATGTTGTGATTGACGGTACACTGAATATGAATGCTGGAACTACAGCTACTATTCAGAACCTTACTGCACCGACAAATGACCTTGACGCAGCCACGAAAAAGTATGTGGACGATGAAGTAGCTGGTCTTGTGGACTCTGCCCCTGGTACACTGGACACACTAAACGAACTAGCTGCTGCGCTGGGAGATGATCCAGACTTTGCTACTACTATAACAACAAGCATTGCTACTAAGTTACCACTGGCAGGTGGTACAATGACTGGCCCTATCGCTATGGGTACGTCTAAGATTACTGGACTAGGTGATCCTACTGCAGCACAGGACGCAGCAAGTAAAAATTATGCTGACACTACTTTCTTAGCTCTTACTGGCGGTACACTTACTGGTGCTATCGACATGGGTAGTGCTAAGGTTACTACTACTTATACACCTACTAATGGTCCTGATCTCACTAACAAAACATATGTAGATGCAATCCTTGGCTCTGCTACTGCTGCAGCTACAAGTGCTACCAATGCTGCTACCTCAGAGACTAACGCCGCAACAAGTGCAACTAACGCATCTAACTCTGCAAGTGCTGCTGCTACCAGTGAAGCTAATGCAGCCGCATCATACGATGACTTTGATGATCGTTACTTGGGTGCTAAGTCTTCTGCTCCTGCGCTAGACAATGATGGTGATGCTCTTGTAGTAGGTGCTTTGTATTTCAACACTACAACTGACATCATGTACGTCTACGGTGGTTCAGGATGGCAAGCTGCTGGTTCCTCTGTTAATGGTACATCTGACAGACAAACGTACACTGCTACTTCTGGTCAGACTACCTTTGCCGCTACATATGATGTTGGTTATGTAGATGTGTATCTCAACGGTGTAAAGCTTATTAGTGGTACAGATTTTACAGCTACATCAGGTACATCTATAGCATTGACTACGGGTGCTACTGCAGGTGATAGCATTGACATCGTAGCTTACGGTACATTTGTAGTAGCTGATACTTATACTAAGTCACAGGCGGATGCACGGTACGAACCTATTGATGCTACTATCCTTAAGGATGCTGACATTGGTGTAACTGTACAAGGTTACGATGCTAACTTACCCGCATGGCCTTCGTCTGTTGATGCTACAGAAGTAGGTTATCTTAATGGAGTGACATCCTCAATTCAGACCCAGTTAGATTCTAAAGCTGGTACTGGTAAAGCCATCGCTATGGCAATCGTGTTTGGCTAAGGAGAAAATTAAATGGCTGCACCTAATATCGTAAATGTAACAAGTATTATCGGTAAGACAGATAGTATCAGTTTAACCTCAACATCTGCAACTGCTATTGCTAGTAATGCCGCATCTTCTGGCAAAGTATTTAAAATTAATATGATTCAAGTTGCCAATGTTGATGGTACAACAGCTGCCAATATAACCATAAGTCTTTACAGTCAAGATGATATTGGCGGAACAGCAACAGAAATGGTATCTACTGTTTCTGTACCTGCAGACTCCTCTCTTGTAGCTCTCGACAAAAACACTGCTATATACTTAGAGGAGGATCGTTCAATAGGTGCTACAGCAAGTGCTGCAAATGATTTAAAAGTAACCATAAGTTACGAAGAGATTAGCTAATAGGAGCTTTTTATGTCTAAGTACTTAGGTAACAGTATTACGGATAGTCCCACAGAGCCTAGTGGACAATACGACACTGATAGTGCGTCAGGTGTTTGGTCTTTAACAGACGCACTTATTTACACTAAAAAACTGCTATGGCCTACTGGAGGAAATATTTACGTAGCACCAAGCGTTGACTATCTTATAGTAGGCGGTGGTGGTGGCGGTGGACATGATGCTGGCGCTGGTGGTGGTGCTGGCGGTTTTTTAACTAGCACTAATTTAATTATAACTTTAGGTACGGCCTATACCGTTTCTGTCGGATCAGGCGGCAGCAGATCAAATACGTCAAATGTAAGGGGTTCTAACGGCGGTAATTCCTCTTTTAGTGGCTCTGGTATTTCTACTATTACCGCTTTAGGTGGTGGTGGAGGTGGCTCTGGTACTCAGGCTCCTGCAACCTCTGGTTCAGATGGGGGTTCAGGTGGTGGTGCTAGGAGAAATCAAGGTATTCCGGGTGCAGGTTCAGTAGGGCAAGGTAATAACGGCGGCACTGGTGACTCTGATCTTTCGGGCGGTGGTGGTGGTGCTGGTCAAGCAGGCGACACTAACGGAACAGGTCGTGGCGGTGATGGTTTATCTAGCTCAATTACTGGTACAGCAACATATTACGCAGGTGGTGGTGGTGGCTCTCACGATGTTTCAGGCGGCTTAGGTGCTAATGGTGGCTTAGGTGGTGGAGGCGATGGCGACGATAAAAACAATCACAACGGTTCTGCTGGTACCGCAAATACTGGCGGCGGTGGCGGTGGTGGTAATGGTTCTGGAGGACACAACGGTGGCTCAGGTGTTATTATCCTTCGTACTCTCCTTACTGCGACAACCGTTTCTGGTGCTAATTTAACTGTAGACGGTTCTCACAACGTGTATACGTTTGTAAGCCCTGGAAGCATAACCTTCTAAGCTCTGACACAGGAAAGAGATATTATAATGACAAAAGCAAGAGACTTAGCAGACCTAATCGCAGCGGGTAATCCTCTGGCTGATGGGGCTATTGCATACTCAGAGGTTACTGGTACACCTACGCTGGGAACCGCTGCCGCTTCTGCCACTGGTGATTTCGCTACGGCTGCTCAAGGTACAAAAGCTGATGCTGCGCTCCCAAAGGCTGGTGGTGCAGTTACTGGCGATGTAACCTTCGGCGACAACGACAAGGCCATCTTTGGTGCTGGCAGTGATTTGCAGATTTATCACAATGCGGGGACTTCGTTTATTACTGAGAGTGGCCCTAGCAACTTAAAGATTGGCGGTGAAAACTTATACCTACAAAACACCGCACACAATGAAAGCTACTTAGCGGCAATAGCCAACCAAGGCGTTACTATTTACTACAATAACGCAGCCAAACTCACCACCACCGCCACAGGTATTGACGTAACTGGCGAACTTATAGCCGACAGCTACAACGAGACCTACTCTGCGGTTACATCGTCCAGCAACGCCACAACGGTCAACTGTCACAACGGCAACAGCTTCAGCCACACGCTAACAGAGAACACCACGTTTACGTTCAGCAACCCACCAGCAAGCGGTACGTCATACACGTTCAGCATTGAGATCATCCAAGATGCTTCAGCTTCTGGCTTCACAGTTACTTGGCCCTCAAGTGTTGACTGGCCTGCTGCTAGTGCTCCTACTCTGACAGCAACAGCTTCAGCTAAGGACATCTTCGTGTTCACTACTCGTGACGGTGGGACTAACTGGTATGGGTTCACAGCTGGTCAGGCTCTAGCATAAGGAGTTTGAATAATGGCTACTAAGAAAAAGATGCTACAGGCTGCGGCTGGTAATGCTGGTGGTGCTGGACTTGATATTACTGAGGTGTTCAGCACTTTTGTATATGAGGGGGATGGATCAGCTAGAAGTATCACTAACGGCATTGACCTTGCTGGTGAAGGTGGTTTAGTTTGGAGTAAGTCAAGGTCATCTGGTGTTGGCGTAGGAGATAACTATCATTATTTATTTGATACAGAGCGTGGCACAGATAAGTATATCTTCTCCAATGTTCCCAATGCGGAAGTAACAAGCAGCCTACTATTAAGTTCTTTCAATTCAGACGGGTATTCAATAGGCACTAGAAACGCTAACAACCAAAACGGCGAAGACTACGTCTCTTGGACATTCCGCAAAGCTCCTAAGTTCTTCGATGTGGTGACATACACTGGGGATGGCACAAACAACAGAAGTATTGCGCATAACTTAGGCTCTGTTCCAGGCTGCATTATTACTAAGCTGACAAGTGGGCAAAAAGATTGGAAGGTTTACCATCGTGGGTTGGATGCGTCTAATCCTGAAAATTACAAAATACATTTAAATGATACCGACGATAGGTCAGATGGTAGTACACTATTTGACGCCCCTACGGACACTCATTTTATTCTTGATAGCAACGACGATGTTAATGGTAATGGTGACACATACGTTGCCTACCTATTCGCCCACAACGATGGTGACGGTGGGTTCGGCCCTAGTGGTGATAAAGACATTATCAAGTGTGGTCGTTATACTGGCAATAATTCTACTAATGGGCCTGAGATTGACTTGGGGTTTGAGCCACAGTGGATAATGATAAAAAACGCTACTGCATCACAGTCTTGGTGGATGCACGATACTATGCGTGGTCTTGTTACCAGCTCGAATGGGTCAGATGATGCTAGGTTAAAGGCGAATGCAACCACTGCCGAAGATACGAACAACCATTTACATGTAACGCCAACGGGATTTAAGATAACATCTTCTATTTCTGGCGTAAACGAGTCAGCAGACTACATCTATATGGCCATCCGCCGTGGCCCTCTTTCCCCACCTGAGAGTGCGACTGAGGTGTTTGAGCCAGCCATAACTTACGATGAAAATAACGATCCGGGTTATAATAGTGGTTTTGTTACAGATATGCTTTGGTATAGACACCCTGGAAATCAATACGTTACAAGTGATGAAATGAGGGTTACAACAAGGTTAACTCAAGGCAAGCTGCTTCGCGCAGACACAACTATTGCCGAGATTGGTAATACCAGCGCCTTTGATTTCAATAATGGGGCTGACGCTCCTGTGAACGAAGACTACAAGGGCTGGCTTTGGAAACGTGCGCCTAACTTCTTCGATGTTGTAGCCTACACGGGTTCTGGTGCTAACACAGTTATAAATCACAACTTAGACGCCATCCCTGAGATGGTTTGGGTAAAAAACCGTGGAAGGTCGCAGAACTGGAATGTTTACCATAAAGACCTTGAGCTTAATGGTGACCCTGCCTCAGAATGTCGTTTGTTTTTAAATACTACTTCTGCTGTCAGTAGTGGTGCGGTATTCTGGGGAACGCATACCGATACTACTTTTACAATGACAGTACAAAACTTTCAGACCAACTATCCTGGCGATACATACATAGCCTTCCTCTTCGCTACACTACCCGGCGTATCCAAGGTAGGTAGCTACACGGGTAATGGCTCAAGTCAGACTATCAACTGTGGCTTTACGTCAGGCGCTAGGTTTATTCTTATTAAAAAGGCTATCGGGGGAATTGGTAACTGGTATATCTTTGACAGCGTGAGAGGTATTATTGCTGGTAATGATCCAAACCTACGGTTAGATAATACAGGTGCTGAACAGGCCTTAGCCGATATTGTTGACCCCCATAACAGTGGTTTTATTGTAAACAGTGCAGGCGGGCTTAATGCTTCGGGTTCAACTTACATCTTCTACGCAATCGCATAACTGCATACTAAATATAATCAAGGTCATACAAGGAGTATCAACTAATGGCTGAATATCGTGATCGCACAACTGGTGAGGTTAAATCTCAAGGTCAGTTACGCAAAGAAAACCCTAACATGTCCATGCCTAAAGTGTGGACTAGCAATGTGTTTGACGCACTCAATGTAGACCCTGTGCTACGTGCTCCTAAACCTACGGATGGCATTGGGGCATACCAATCAGTACGCCGCAATGGTGTAGTACAGGATGCACTAAACAACTGGGTTGAGGCATGGGAAGTTGCTGACATGTTCAGTGATACCACAGAAGATGGTGTAACAACCACTAAGGCTGAACATGAGGCAGCGTACCAGCAAGACTTAGATGATAATGCAGCGGAGAGTAACCGGTCACAGCGTGATCGTTTGATTGGTGAAACTGACTGGTGGGCATCTTCTGACTTGACTATGACTGCTGAACAAACAGCATATCGCCAAGCTTTACGTGACATTACTAGTCATGCGAACTGGCCTCACCTTGAAGATGCTGACTGGCCTACTAAGCCATAATGTAATGCTCTGTGTCCTTGCATTTATTTCGTTTAACCATGCTTGGACACAGAGTGGCAACCAACTGTTTCAGTATTGTTACTACGACTGTGGATTAACTAAGAACGGTACATGGTACGACAGGGTGTACAGAGTGAGTTATAACTACGTATGTCCTGTAGAAATTAAGTTTAAGTAGAGGCTAGTGTAGCTATGGAAAACATAAAACTTCCTATTGCTCTTGTTGCAGCTATGGCTGTTCAGCTTGCAGGTGGTGTATGGTGGGTGTCTCAGCAGGCTGCAACCATTGCAAGCTTAGAGGAAACTGTTAGTCAGCTAGGCTCACGTATGGCTATTGAGGATAATATTAACCTTAAGCGTGACGTTGAAGGTAATGGCATAGAAATACAGTACGTATGGAGTGACATAGAAGAGTTATGGGACGAACTTGCATCTATGACCTTAGCTATCAATGAGATTAACAAGATAAAACAACGTGTAGCCGTTATGGAAAGTGAACTACGATACATCAACAGAGATCACAGGGACATGACTAAGTAAGATGATTGAAGTATTAGCTCTTGCAAGTGCAGTAAGTACAGTCGCTGGTAGTATCAGTAGTGCGGTAAAAGCGGGTAAAGATGTAAACAGTCTTATGCCTGCTTTTGGTAAGCTTGCTAATCTTGAAGCAGAGATTGGTGTTGCAGAGAAGGGTAGACACAAAGGACCACTAGGCCGTTTGACATCTACAGAAGAAGAAGGCTTTGCAATTGCTCAAGCAAAGATGAAGCATAAAGAAGTTACGGATGAACTCCGCTCTATATGTCAGCTATATGGACCACCGGGTATGTGGGAGAGTGTAGTACATGAGCAATCACGAGCACGTAAAAGACGCAAGGATGCACTTGAAGCTGAGGCTGCAAAGAGAGATAAGATATTCTATGCACTTACAATAGTAGCTGCTATTGTTATCTTTGCCTTCGGTGCTGCAGGTCTAATCTGGGGTGCTGCACTACTAGCACAAGAAGTAAGATAGACTACACTAAGTCTTGACAACTACGCTAAGAGATGTTATAACTTAACTATCCTTTACTCACTAACTACAGGTACTAAAGAGCATGGGTCAAACAACAATCACAAATGAAGAACTTGAAGCTATGCTTGACCGTGCAGCCCGTAAAGGTGCGAAGGAAGCATTGGCTTCTATTGGCTTGCTTGATGACTCAGCACAGAAAGATATTACTGAGATGCGTAGTTTATTAGAGGCATGGCGTGACACTCGTAAGTCCATCTGGAACACAGTAACAAAAGTAATAACAGTCTCTATACTCACCTTTATAGCAGGTGCAGTGTGGATGAACTTGAATAAGTAAGGACATAAAAGATGGCTAGCGAATTAAACAACGTAGAGAAATTACTTGTCAGTTCACATGGATTTACAGATAATGGGGACGGTACAGTAAGTGCTCCTAATGGAGCCTTGTACGATGGAGATCAAGGTGGCTATTTCACTGAAACGGGTGCGGCACCAGTAAATACTACGAGTACAGCTACGGTTGTTGATGCGCAGGGCGCAGGTACAAAGTACTTAAAGACGGAGGGGGCACTTACATATGGTGCTCTTAATATATCAGATCTCCCTGCAGCTGAAAGGAATGCTATTTCAGGTAGTGATAGACACACAATACTAGAAGATGGGACTATTACCTTTGAAGACACAGACGGTAGTATTCAATTAGTACCACAGGGTACTACTCAAGCATCAGTAGACCTATCTATGGTTGATACAAATGCAATACAAGAACTGGCAGATTTAAAGTTTCTAGCCCAAAATACGGGTGTTTCTTCCTATGAACTTAATAAAGCCTACGAGGCTATTGGACTAGACGCCTCTGACAATATGGCTTTTGTAAAGGCAGATAGAATCCTTACAGAAGCGGGGTACACACCAGGTGATAATGCTGGTTTCTACGGTAACAACCAAGCTGTTGATGAGGGTGCTAAGATACTCGCTGAGCGTTGGAAACAAGCTCCTACTGAAGAGCAGATGATAGAAGCAGGTCTCGATCCAGCTAATGTAATTGTAAGTAATAATAGCTTAGCAAACAGTGTTTACTTGCAAGAACAACTAGCAGCTAAAGGTCTGAATTCAACTGCTACCTCTGCACGTATCTCCGGCGACACTGCTGAACGACTCGCTTCATCTAAGGAAGACTATTCGACACGGCTTGCTAATAACGCTTACTGGGGGGAGAAGATTAAAGCTACAGGTTCATACGATAACGCTACCCTTGATATGACTGAGTGGGATCTTATTAAGAAGAAAAAACCTATAGTCTCTGATACCTACCAAAAAGAATCTACTACTGCACTACCCGCTAATACAGGTGTTTTTGACTATGCCGCTGGTGAAAACGTCCCAGTACAGGCTGTACCTCAAACCGTCACGCAACAAGTAACACCTCCTAGCTACTACAATCAGCCTGTACCTACTGCAACTAAAAGCATTACAGATGAGCAGGCAGGTACTTTCAGTAAGCAACTACAGACAGCTGGACTTAGCGCTGTACCTACTACCGCTACATATAAGACACACTATGCGGGTACACCTAGCTTGGTAGATCCTACTTTGTATGCACCTGTAGGTGGCGGAACTGGACCTCAACAAGTTATCTACGAGAATAACTTAGGACAACGTATGACCATTACAGAAGTTAATGGTGCTCCAACTACATACGTACCTCCTGGGTTTGTACGTAAAGGTACAATGCAGGAGATTATGCAACAACAATCAACCAATATGGCTCAGGGTGGTGCTGTACGTGGTTATGCTGACGGTGGAGATGTTGCCCTTATCAAGCTAGCTAAAATGAATGGCTTTAAGGGTGATGATATAGCTACTGCACGATCCTTTATGAATGCCTCTGAGGGACTACGTAACAAAGTCAAAGCTATGGGTGCTCTTAAGAAGCCGGGAACGGTCTATGCAGACGATGGTGTAGACGTAAGTGAAGGTATGGACGCAGAGGAAGAAAATCAAGACCCCTTTACCGTACAGCAAGCACAGCGTACTCAGAACTTAATTACCCAGACTATGCAGCCCATGCAGGCTCCTGTGTCGTACCAACAACCTGTAGCTGCAGACTTCATTCCTGTAGACGCTGGACAGGCTACACCTATTGCACCCTATGCTGAGGCTGCTACAGTTGGCACTGTACAACAGGCTACTCAACAAGACACCCCCACTGCACAGACTTATGACTTCGCCCCCGCTTACACACAAGTACAAGCTGAGACAGCTGGACTCCAGCCTGCACAGGGTGTAGTATCGGATCAAGCACAGGTAGCTGCACAACAACAAACTACCTCAGCTGTAACTGGTATGCAAGCCGCACAGGGTGTATCTACTGATGTTGTAGCCCCTGCTCCCAGAGACTTACAAACAGGTGAACTTATTGATCCTGTAGCCAATGCTGCTAGTGCCGCTGCCTTCACTGAGCAAGTACAAGCTGCAACAGCAACGCCCAGCGCACAGGCTACTGTACAGGGACAACTAGAAGGTCTTATGCAGCAGTTTGAGGGTGGTGAAACACCTGCATGGGCTGCAGGCTCTATGCGTACAGCTATGGCTACACTCTCTGCTCGTGGCTTAGGTGCGTCTAGCCTTGCTGGTCAGGCTGTTATCCAAGCTACAATGGAAGCTGCACTGCCTATCGCCCAGATGGATGCACAAGTACAGGCTCAGTTTGAGTCTCAGAACTTGACAAACCGTCAGCAACGTGCTATGCTCTCCGCACAACAACGTGCTACTTTCCTTGGCATGGAGTTTGACCAAGCATTCCAAGCTCGTGTACAGAACTCAGCACGTATTGGTGATATAGCTAACATGAACTTCTCAGCTGAGCAAAACATTGCTCTTGAGAATGCACGTGCAGCTAACACGATGAACCTCAACAACCTATCTAATCGTCAAGCTATGGTGATGGCAGAGGCAGCTGCTTTGTCTAACTTAGACATGGCTAACCTCAACAATCGTCAACAGGCTGCAGTACAGAACGCACAGAGCTTCTTGCAGATGGACATGACTAACCTGTCTAACGATCAACAGACAGCTATGTTTAAGTCACAACAGAACATCCAAGCTTTGTTCACAGATCAGGCTGCAGAAAACGCCGCTGAGCAGTTCAACGCTACAAGCCAGAACCAGACAGATCAGTACTTCGCTAACCTGCGTAGTCAGACTTCACAGTTTAACGCCTCACAGCAGAACGCTATGGATCAATTCAATGTTAACTCTGTGAATGCATTACGTGAGTTTAACTCTGAGGTCCAGCAACAGCGTGACTTGTTTAACGCACAGAACGGTCTCCTTATTGCTCAATCTAATGCACAGTGGCGTCAGACTGTATCTACAGCTAACAGTGCAGCGCAGAACGAAAGCAACATGAACTTCGCTAAGACTATTAATGCTCTGACTGCTACCAACCTGGATGCTTACTGGCAGAGAGAGCGTGACGTTATGAGCTTTGCTTACGCTTCAGGTGAGAGTGCTGCAGATCGTGTTGCTACTATCCTTCAGACAGAGCTTGAGGCTGAACTAAAAGCACAGTATCAAGATGCAGCGGGTAAAGGTAATTTATTTGCTACTCTCCTTAAGGGTGGTCTAAACTATATGGGTCTTAGCTCCAGTGCAAAAAGCACACTAGTAGGATAGTAGATAAGAAAGAAAAGACATGGCAGAGATTAGCTTAGCAGACGAGATAGTAAAGAGAGCTACAGAGATACCTAGCATAAGTGGGCGTAGTAAGAGTGCTAGTGGTATTATGTCTCGTAAAGTCATTGATGCTGGCGCTGAGGACTACGACATACAAAGCTACATTGGTGATTACCTAGCTACTATACGTGAAGAGCGTACCCCTATGACGTTTGATGCTTATGAAGCTGAGGATATTGATGCACGGGTAGATGCTATGGATGCACAGTCCCAGCGTAGTGAACTATCTGAGCTTACGGGGGCAACTTACTACCAAGAGAATGGTTCCATAGAACAGGGAAGCTATTATGATGTAGCTACTCGTCTGTCTAATGACCTTATGAATGACTTTGATCTCACTAAAGAACAGGCAGCAGGTCTTGTGGGTAATCTGGCGTATGAGACTGGTAACTTTAAGTACGCCCAAGAGATTGCTCCTACCGTAAAGGGTAGCCGTGGTGGTTATGGTATAGCTCAATGGACTGGACCTAGACGAGAGGCTTTTGAAAGCTGGGCAACTAGCCAAGGCTTAGACCTCTCTTCTTATGAAGCTAACTACGGGTATCTTAAGAAGGAACTAAGTAGTAAGGATGCTGTCATTGGTGACATAGGCATGAACACTATCGCTAAACTAAAA